TTGTGGAGTTGGCGGAGCTGTAACAAGTAAGGGAGCGACTACCAGGATAATTGACGATCCTGTTAAGTCTGCTGAGATTGCTTATAACGAAACTGCATTAGAAAAAATATGGTTATGGTATACAGGAACTTGGTTGTCAAGAAGAGGTGGCCCTGTAGTCATGGATATAATTTGCAATACTCCATGGGCGAAGAAAGACCCGACCGGCAGACTATTAGAATTGCAGCCCGAAGAATGGTATAGATTATCTATGCCAGTTATGGATGAAGACGAAAACATGTTATGTGATACGATCCTGGACAGGGCAGCTTTTGCAGAAATAGAGGCTGTTGCAGATCCGCATATACTTGCAGCTAATTATAAAATGCAACGGCTTGATATCAAGGGTAGATTATATTCAGGATTTAATACATACTCTGAAATGCCGGGAGCAACAACTGGAACAGTAAGTTATACAGATACAGCAGATGAAGGTAGTGATTATCTTTGCAGTATTGTAGCAAAGAAACATGATCTATTCTGGTATGTGATAGATATTATTTACACACAAGACGCACAGGAAAAAACAGAGGTGAGCGTGGCAGATATGTTGATGACAAATGAAACAACTTTTGACATGATAGAATCTAATAATGGTGGTAGAGCATTTGCAAGAAATGTTATCCGTATAATTACTGACAAGAGTAAACGGTCGTATGTCAAATGGTTTCATCAAAGCAAAAACAAAGTAGCAAGAATATTAACACAAGCAAGCACTGTTCAGAAATATGTTTTATTTCCTGAAGGCTGGGCGGATAAATGGCCAGACTTTTATAATGCAATTATCGATTATCAAAAAGAAGGCAAAAACAAACACGATGATGCACCGGATACATTAACCGGGCTTGTTGAAAAAACTAAAACAACAGGGGCGCAGGTATATGTTTGAGAACCTTAAAAATAAATTGAAAAGTATAATTACTAATAGCTATTCACAATCATTTACTAATTGGTTTGGAATTGCTAATTGGGAAGACGGCAAAACATTTAACATGTTGAATATAGCAAATGCCAATGCCTATGTTAATATTGCAATCAATAAGATAGCAACTAATATAGTCAAAGCAGAATTACAGATATTAAGTGAATCGGATAAAACAATTGAAAGCGGGCCAGTGTATAAATTGTTTCGTGATGTTAATAGAATGATGTCAACTTCTCAATTGATAGAAGCAACAGTATCCTGGTTAATGATGAGGGGTGAATCAATCTGGATATTAAGTGGTAGGAACCCTGGAACTATAACGGGTGTACCGGTTGAAATAGCTGTTATAGATCCTCAGTATATGAAGCATGTTTTGAATAAAGAAAATACAGAAATTGTATTATGGAAGTATGAAATAAACGGAAAAGAAATTCCTTTCCTTCCTTCTCAGATAATACATTTTAAACAGTGGAACCCGATGTCGGATTGGCGTGGTGTAAATCCTTTGATTGCTGCCGAGCCTGAACTATCAATGGATAATTCAATCAACACATCAAATAAATCTTTGATGAAAAACAAGGGGATACCTGCAGGGCTTCTTACAAGTGAAGATGATATAACAGCAGAGCAAGCAAAAGAAATTCGGGATATGTGGGACAAGGCACATGGAGGTTCAAAGAATACAGGTAGAACTGCAGTACTTGGTTCGAATATAAAATATCAACAGCTTGCCTTGACAACTTCTGACATGGAATATTTTAAATCTAAACAATGGAACCGGTCTGTTATCCTGGGACGCTATGGAGTACCGGCAATAGTCGCAGGGTACAAAGATGAGTCAACCCCATTGTCGGGAACAGATACAAAAGAACAGATGACATTTTTCTGGACACAAACATTGTTACCTATTTTAAAATTCTTAGAAGATAAACTTGATACAGAATTTAGTCAGCGGTTCGCACCTAATGTTAAAATACGATTTGATGTTTCAGAGATTGAAGAATTACAAGTTGATAAAGTTGCGCTGTCAGAGAAGGTGAGAGCAGATGTCAAAGCCGGATTGTTAACACAAAATGAAGGCAGGGAAGCTTTAGGATTGGAAAAAGTTTCATGGGGTGATACATGGTGGAGAGATAATAGATTAGTAGATGTTAACGAACCGATAATACCACAGGCACCTGTTAAAAATACCCTATCAATATTTGATAAACCAACTGAGGAACGATGGCCTGAGTTATTTATAAAACAGCATATCTGGAAAGTTAAGAATGACAATAAGAAACTAGCACAGGAATTATATGTTGAGTTGAAAGATTGGTTATATGAGCAGCGTAAAGTTATACTAACTCAAATACATAATGATGGTGAAATGAATATGTTTTTTTGGGTTCAACAAAAATCTATTCTTGTAAATAAGTTAACTAAAGTTATGGGAGATATAAGAACATCAGTAGTATGTAATATTGATGAAATTGTAAATATAAATGTTGTAGATGTTGATTATATTAAAGATGGTATTTGTGGAGATGATTATGCAATATCAAGATTGTGTGATTATGTTCAGGATTTTGTCAGCGATTCGATTATTGCAAATGATATGGCCGGAACCAGGGAACGATATAAAATTGCACAGGCAAGATTACACGAAGTTGCAGACAGGGAAATTGAAATAATTGTTAATGATATGCGGTCAAAGATATTCACTACATTGAATCTAAATAAATCATTATGGATTGAATTGGATAAACCTCTTGTCGAGGATACCGGATTACATATATTTAACAAGAAGATTATTGTCAATGCAATTCCGAAGGAAGGATTGAAAGTAATAGAAAAAAATGAAAAGCTGGTAGGGCGGGCAGTACACGAATTTTATATTGAGGTTACACCAGCCGTGGCAGCAAAAGTAAATACTGCCGGGAGCCTTGCAGAGATTGAAGCTTTTCTTGATAAATTAAAACTTGGTGATAAGTTTTCAAAAGCTATGATGAAAGAATTAGAAACAGTATGGGCCAATGGAGCAAAAACTATTTATGGTGATAAGCTTTATGATTTATCAATTAAAAAGTCAGCCGAGTTTATAAAGTCCAGGGGCTTACTTTTAAAGAAATCTCCTAAAGTTGTAACTGATTCTGTAATCAACATGATAGAAAGCAAAGGGGATGTTACAGTAAAAGACCTTGCAAAAGATATCATGAATAAATGGGATGAAGCAACAGAGGGTAGAGCTTCAGTGATTGCGCAAACTGAAACAACAGAGGCGCTTGCGAATGGTGCAGAAGAGGCAATGGTTGAACTTGATATCCCATATAAACGATGGGTAAATATGGGTGATGATTTAGTAAGAGATGAGCATCTTGATTCTGCGACAGGTGTTTATGCAAAAGTTGGAAAGGCTTTTAAAAATGGATTAGATAGACCAGGCGGTTTCGGCTGTAGATGTTGGTTAGAAGGCGCAACAGAAAAAGAAGCAAAGGGATAGTGATGGGACAGAAGCCGAGATACTCAGGAGAGATTATAAAAGGTTTACAGGATAGAGAGTTAAAAAGGAATGCTACAAATGTTTATAATATTCATCAGGTCGATATGTGGCTAAGTGGTTATCTAACAAATGAGCAATTAAAATATAATATTAAAGAGGTTTGACATGGAACCCAAGGTATGGTGTGAACATTGTAATAAATATACAGATCAAGGATCAGCAGGATGTATAGAATGTGGAAAGGTAACTTTAAATTATAGAGACTCGACAAGAACTGTTAATACTTCTACAAATATAGAACAACCAAAAACGACCGGAGGATATAACTAATGGATTATATACAATGCAAGATTGAAAATAAAAATGTGATAATGGATAAGCTGCAATTAAACAAATGGTTTATAGAAAACTCAGCACCGGACGGAACTGTTGAAAAATCCATTGTAGTATATAATACCGTCAACAATATCAAGAACGGTGAGTTTGTAATGTCAGATTTTAATTTAAACAGGCTTGGTATGAAAGTAGATCCTGAAGGCTGGGTACTTGATAATTATAAAGCTAATCCTGTTTTGCTTTGGAACCATGACGACTCAATACCGGCTATAGGGATTATGGAAAATGTGAGAACCGAGAGCGGGAGGCTCATGGGAAAACCGAAATACGCTGATAAAGAAATTGATTCATTCGCATGGAGCATAGGCCAGAAAGTAAAAGTTGGTATCTTGACAAGTGGGTCGGTTGGGTTTATGACTTTAAAGGTAGAGGTTGAAGAAAAAGAAAATAAGTTGCCTGTTGTAATTAGCAGGGAACAGGAGTTATACGAATTTAGTATTGTTAATTTACCGGCTTTAGTAAGTGCGGTTAAACATAATCTTCCTGAAAACAAGGGAGGTGATTACATGGAAGCTCTATTTGTAGATAGAGAGAAACCAGAAGAGATCCAGGAAACCACTGGAACAAGTCTTTTCACAGAAACAGAAAGTACAGTAAGTATTTTCAATAAAAATCAGGAGTAATAATATGCCCGTAATAGAGAAGACAGAAAAAGAAATTGAGATGATCGAGAAGATCGATATTAAAAATGATGCAGAATTAAACCTTGAAATTAACAAGGTCGCTGCAACTATAAATGCAATCAATCAGGAGGCAGTCAAGAAAGGTGATCTTGAATTACTGAGAACTGAGAACGCTGAATTGAAAAGTGCGCTTGAGGTTAATGCCGCAGATATCAAAGCCTTGACAGCTTTAAAAGATATTAAGTTTGCATCAAAAAGTACAGATGAGAAAATGCACAGCGTGGGGAAATTCCTATTTGCTGCAAGACATAACAACCTGCCTATGATTAAAGAGATGGGTGGAAAAATACAGATGAACGCAAAAAGTATTGATGACTGGAAAGGTAAGGAATGGAATGTGAATGCCGCGCCTAATTTAGGTACACCACTCAGAGGTGATTTACCAACAGGATCATATTTAATTCCTACTGAGATGGCAGCAGAGATTTTAAGAATTCCCGAAGATCCTTCTGCAATGATGGGTCAGGTCAGAACTATTCCGATGAACTCAAGAAAGATCCAATTCCCTCGTAAACTTGTAGGTGCCACTTTTAACTGGACAGCCGATGAGACTTCAACAAAAACAGAAACCAGCCCCACTTTAGCTCAAGTAGATTTGGAATGTGAAACAGCCGCAGCATGGATTGCTTATACTGATGAGATGGACGAAGACAGCCTCGCTCCTTTAGGTGCTTATTTTACTGAGCTTTATAGGGAAGCATGGCAGACAGAGTTTGACAAACAATGTTTGAATTCTGCTACTGCGCCTTTTGTTGGCGTGCTTAATAATGCAAGTTGTAATATTCTTAACTTGGGAGCTGGGAAAACAGATTTTGAAGATGTAACTTTTGACGATGTT